ATTTGTCGATCAGGGTCGTAGCAATCCGGTAACCACCACCGGCATCGGAAACCAGCTGGCCCAGCATAGACCCAAAACCGAAGATAATTGCTAGGTGCCCTAGTTGGCCGCCGATCCCAGTTTCAATGGACGATACCTAATATCTTTTCATGGTTAAAAAATTAAATGTTCCAGTGGATTTTAATTCGGTCGTTGTTGTACACGTCAATAGATTTAATTAGCTTTTTGACTATGAATTTTTGCTCATCATAACTCAGTTGGTCAATGTCACTGCTTTTAGCAAGAAGGTTTTGGAAGTTAATCAATTTGCCGTTATCAGGCTCAACAGCCTGTGACAGCTTCTTAGTGAGTGCTTCTTCCTGGATTTTTAAGTCAGCACTCTTTTTACTTATGTTTTCGATGTTTATGTCGTCTGAAATTACATAGAGGTCAATCAATTTTTGCTGTTGCTTTTTGATAGAAGCTAGTTCCTTTTTGACTGCGGCCACGTCAACACCATTATGATGAATAGTCTTCGGCTTGCGTATACTGTCAGGGTGTAGGGCTAACTTCTTAATTTCATTGATTACTACCGGTTCGAGCTTCTCAGCATAAACGAGTTTAAAAGGACAGTTAGGATCTTTAACAGCGTACTTTTTAGCTTTCCGCATAGAAGCATATGTGCTAGGACAGTTATACCGCAATCGTCGGTGGCCGTTGGGCTGTACATATGAATTGACGAAGAGTGTAGCACCACAGTAACCGCACTTCAGGATTCCTGATAGCATATACTTTGACTGAAAGGGCCTCAGTTGCATATTGAAGCGCTTAGCGGTTGATGCTTGCCGTTCTTTTAGCTCTTGCTGCACTTTGCTAAATGTGGCATCGTTAACCAGGGGAGTGAATCGACCATCGTACAGTTTCCCTCGATAAGGTATTTTACCGATGTATGTGGGATTGGACAGTATATATCGCACTCTAGTGTCACTCCATGGGTAAGGGTTACCGACATGGCCTTCTTCGTTTAGTGTTTCTTTGATTTTGGAGATTGATTTTCCGCTCAGATACATATCGTAAATTCTTTTGACAATTTCACCTTGTAAAGGCTTAATTTTGTAATTATCGTCCTCAACTTCATAACCAAAGGGCGGATTATTGAACTCCATTATCTTCCCGGATTTGACTCGGCCGATGCGGCCCATAGTCATTCTCTCTTTAATTTGTTCACGCTCTAATTGGGCAAATACGCTTAGAATTCCGATCATGGCTTTACCAAAGGCAGTTGATGTGTCGAAGTTCTCTGACAGGCTGACGAAGTGAATGTCGTTTTTTTGGAAAACATCTTCAATCAAATAAAGAGTATCCTTTTGGCTACGGCTTAACCGGTCTAGCTTATATACCAGTACGGCGTCATATAGTCCCTTGGGTGCGTCCTTGATGAGCTGCTGCATACTAGGGCGGTTAAGGTTAGAACCAGAACGGCCAGGATCAACATACTCTTTGACAACCGTCCAATCTTTGATTTCGCAATATTTACGCAGCTTGTCTTTTTGCTCGCCGATGGAGTACCCTTCTTCAGCCTGTTCTAATGTCGATACTCGAATGTAGACAGCTACTTTCATTGTTTGCCTCCTTTATCGAATGTGTGTTCTTTGCAGATACTTTTTAAACCCGTCGAAATCGACGGGTTTAAACTTATTTAATTAAAGTGCAAAGTAATGTCGTAATCATGGTCATCAAGAATGTGATTTTGATTGTTACCGCTGAATTTTAGACGCATTGACGAAATGCTTGAAGGGTTCTTCAAGTCTTTAACAGGGAAGTAAACCGTCCCAGACTTTTTGGCTCCTTTATTAATATCGCCATCCCAAGTATCACTACCCATGCCTTCGGCTTGCTCATTTCCGTAATTTGCGGTGGCTTGTGTAGGATAAATAGTAATATCGTTAATGGCTTTAACGGACATATCTAATTTAATAAAGCCTGTAACTTGTTCTTTCTTATCACCGGATACTTCAACCTTATAAGGCTTATCCAGCTTATAAACAGTTGCCTTTTTTACTTTGACAACTGCTTGTTCCCAGTCGGAGTTAGTGTAGTTGATGTTATAGGTCTTAGAAGATTTAACATTATAGTCATCATAACCAACAGTGAGCTGAGAAGGTGTAGTATCATTACCATTACCTGAGCCTTCTTGCTGCTTTTTTCCTTTTTGGCCACCGAATGTTGCAATAATAAATATTAAAATAACAACACCTATCCAGAACCACATGGATTTATAGAATGGCTTTTTTGAATTATTTTGTTCTTTCATAATTCCCTACCTACTTGTATTCGTTTTTATTGGCTGGACGCTGTAAAAAAGTAAAAACAGCACCAATGATTAAAACAACAATTGCTGGAAAAGCCATAGCAGCGGTTAAACCAAATAATAGGCTGCCAATTATACCCAGAATAGGTCCAACTAAAGAAACGCCATTTTTACGTGATTTGAGAAGCGCATAAATATTTACGACAACGCCAATCCATGCCATTGCATAGAAAAAGTTGCCTAGGCCAGTTGTAACATTTGATGTATTGCCAGTTGCATCACTAATAGCTGCACCAAACACAACAAACCATGACATAGTAAATAGAATGCAGTTCACCACGTCAAGGATTCCAGCCCAAAGATTAATTTTGAGTTTAGTGTATACTGTATTGTTTCGCTGGCTCCTCTTTGGTTGCTCCTGATTATCCAAAGTAATTCCTCCCTAGTAGCTTTTAACGTCGATCACGTTTGGACGTAAATCAATTTCCTACATAGTATTCCTTGACCTGCTCACGGACAACACCAGCTAAGAATGATGGAACGTCGAATTGGTTAATGAAATCATAAACGTTAGCATCTTCTTTTTCGACATCTTGATAGTAGTAAGGAACCAGTAATTTAACAGCGCCAACGTTCGCTTTATACTCAACAGATTGTTTTCCAGTAAAGGTGGCATTGTAAAATACAAAGTCAGAATCATCACCGTTGATGATATGGGACATTTCATGCGCAAGCTGAAAAGCGATAGAGGTAGGATTATGCCAGTCCCGATTCATTAATATTTTCCGGGTCAGCACACTACAAGCTGGTGGCGTAAATGGATTAAGGTCATCAGTCCAATCTACATCAATGTGATAATCAACAGCCCGCTTTTCTAAGTACGCTATTGCATCGTTATCCATTTAATCACCTACTTATGTTGTCCACCCAGTAAGATTCGCTTCATATATTCGAGGTCTTCGGGTGGTATTTCTTTACCCTCATACGTGAAAATGGTTTCTTTATCGGCCAGGTCAGCTGTCTTTTCAGAAGATTCATTTTCATTTCCCAGCAGATAGTCAGCCGAAACATTAAATATTTTTGATAGCTTTCTAAGCTCATCGGACGATACTTTTCTTGTCCCATTTTCAATTTTACTCATTGTTGATTTGTCGAAACCCATTTTCTTGGCCAATTCGACTTGATTCATGTTGGCTTTTTCGCGGAGGTCAACAACCCTAATAGCTAAATTATTTTGTTCCAATTAGTACACCTCACAATCGGTTTCTTTTAACACAACACTATTATAGTTTAGTTTCTAAAAAAGATACAATTAGTTTCTAAAAAAGATACAAAAACTATTGACGTTTCTAAAATATAAACTATAATGATAAATGTAAGTTGAGATTATCGAAACAGGAGGTGAAGAGATGGCGTACACAATTGACTTGCAATTAATTAGGGATAAGCGCGAGAAGTATCATTACACTACGCAGGATATGGCTGAATTCCTTGGTTTGAAGACAAGAGCAGACTATTGGAAGCGTGAGAATGGTGATACACGATTTAAGTCCGTTGAGTTACCTATTCTTGCTAAAAAGCTCCATACGCCGATGAGCCATTTTTTTAGCCAAAAAGTTGACGAAATCGAAACTAGAAGTTAAGGGGGCGATTATATGAAAGTAACGAACTACGACAAGGATGGGAATAGCATTCCTGACCTATCTAAGAAGGTAATCCCCAAGGACATTAGCGACATCATCGTGAGGGCGCTAATTGAAAAGCAGAAGGAGGCATGACATGTTCACGATTCTGTTTAGCCTACCGGCCATCGTGATAGCGCTGGTGGGGCTGGTATGTATCATCAAGGACTTTTAAGGAGGTGAGGGGAATGGAAGAGCAAATGAAGCTGACCATTGTTGGTCCGTTTGACAGCGAGCTGCTGCAAGATTTCATCAACGGCAAACCGGTATCGTTTCAGGTCCGTAAGGGCTACAAGATTTATGTCGGGGACGCCTACGAATCGGTGCAAAAAACAAAGCTAGAGGAAACCGCTAAGCAGTTGCAAGAGCAATCTGCTAACGCTTTATCTCTAGCCAACAAAATTAGGCGAATTAGTTCTCACCTGTAACATCTAGAACCATTGCATTTGGAGTAATGTCTTTCTTAATGGCATTAATAGTTTGCTTTGCTGATTCTTTATAGACATAAGTTTCACTGGTGGCAACCACTTCATGATTGGCTGAATTAATTAGAAAGTAGTATTGACCATCAATTGACTTGTGGATAGTAAAGTACATTAAAGTTCACCTCCTTCCATTAAGAGATGACCTAATTATATCAAACCAAGGAGGTGCGACATGAAGCAACTAACACTAAGGCTCCCCGATGAACTGTACGAGGAAGCAAAAAGGATTGCAGAGCGTGAAGGCTTTAGCTTCAACGCATTTGCAATCCAAGCATTTAATCATTATGTGAGCTCGTATCAATAGGGCCATTATCTTTTTCAAACTGTCTAACGTGCCTAATTATCAATTGTTCGATTTCTTTGTTCATTGAACGACCGTTGTAGTCAGCGATGTATTTCAGCTTTTCTTTTAAGTCGTCTTCAATCCTGACACCTAATACAGGTAACTTTGATGCCATAGTATCACCACCTTGTTGTTATTGTAACAGCAAAATAAAATCACATTTATTATTGACAACACCATGACAACACTTTATTATAATAGTCGTAGGAGGTAGCAACACTATGACAACACCAAAGAAAAGAACAGGAATCAGAATGCCGGAGAAGCTAGACAATCAATTGAAAACTATTGCTGATGAACAAGGATTCACCAAGAATGCAATCATGCTTCAAGCATTACAGATTTTTGTAAAAAAGAACGGAGCGAAGAACTAATGGCAATGACAGAAGAAGAGAAACGCGAAATCGCAAAGATGACTGTTGAAATGCTGAGACAAGATAACGAGCCGAAGGTAGCCACTGAGTGGCAACAGTTGAGCCGTGAAATTTCAGACTACTGTACTGAACAGTCGAAAGACTATGACCAACCAGCTTTTACCACTATTCAGAATGCTATCTACAATCCAATTCGCTATATCCTCGGAGTTCACAAAATTAATACCATTCGGGGAGCGGAAGTCGATAGAGCACGGAAAATATTTGAGTTTATCAAGGAACAACGAGAGGAGGTGCATCACTATGAGTAAGATTGCTAACAGCCGATTGACGGCTTTCATTGCAGGGGTATGGGCCTTTTACTGCTATACCCTGGGCCAGATGGACGGGACCATCACTATTCTGCTGGTCTACTTAATCACCGTCTGGAGTTATGGCAGTAAAAAAGACGTTAGTACCCGCCAGCACTAACGCCAAATGAAAAACAATTTATAAAAATAGTATTCGAGGTAATTATATGTCATTACAAGATGTAATTCAAAGAAATAATGAAAAGCTCAACGGAAAAATTGGATTTATGAAAATTCACACTGCTGAACAGCTTGAAGCATATCCTGATGAAGCAGCTAACTTGTTTGCTGAAATTGACCGCTTGAAGGCCGCTAGATACTACTTTGGGATGGAGGCACGTCATGATGAACAGCTCGCTAAGTGAAGTTTTCGCAACTAATGTACGCACACGGCTTGCGGCCATTCATATGTCTAAACGGGAGCTTGCTAGTAAGACCAACGTTTCCCGGAACACTATTAATTCTGCCTGTACTGGGCAGGCCAAAATGATTAAGTTTGAAACCATTTCTCAAATTGCCCAAGCGCTTAGATGCTCTCCGCAACAATTGTTTGACGAGGACCATAACTGGGCGCTATACAAATGGGCCAACGATTATCGAAAGGAAGATGAGCATGACTAATCAAGTCGCACGACGTAACCAATATACGGTTAAACAGTTGCTATCTGCTGACGCTGTCAAAGCCAAGTTTGATGATGTGCTCGGCAAGAAAGCACCACAGTTTACTACTAGCCTAATCAACGTTGTTAACAGTAACTACCAGCTTAAAAAAGTTGACGCTAATTCGGTAATTGCTTCCGCGCTGGTAGCTGCTTCGCTGGACTTACCAGTAAATCCTAGCCTGGGGTATATGTATATCATTCCATACGGCGGCACGGCTCAACCTCAAATCGGATATAAGGGGTATATCCAGCTAGCCCAGCGTTCGGGGCAGTACAAGCACTTGAATGCCATTCCGGTGTATGAGGGGGAACTTAAAGGCTGGAACCCCTTGACCGAAGAAGTTGTCTACGAACCTAATCAGGACCGGGACACTGACGATCAGCCAATCGGCTACCTCGGATATATGGAACTCCTGAACGGTTTCTCCAAGACGGTCTACTGGACGCACAAGCAAATTGATGACCACCGCAGGGAATTCTCCAAGTCAGGTGGCAAAGATAAGCCCAAGGGCGTCTGGGCAGATCATTATGACGCAATGGCCCTGAAGACTGTTCTGCGTAACTTGCTGACCAAGTGGGGGCCAATGACCGTCGACATGCAGTCAGCCGATATGGCCGACAGCGGTGAGTATGACCATCTTGAAGAGGAACGGCGTGAAGTGCGGGCCGAAGAGAGCGAGCCAGATGCTGACGACATTATCGCCGGTGCGCTTGCCGCCAAGGAACAGGACAGCGAACCAGAACAACCAGCAGAAAAGGGTGACGACAATGCCAACCAAAAGGAGCAAGAAGAGCTCTTCGTCAAGGGAACCATCACGCCTGACGTCAAGTAACTACTACGATGATAAAAACTACATGGACGTCAGTTCCTTCAAGCCGTTCCTTGAATGCGAAGCGGCAGGCCTGGCGGCCTACAAGGGTGAGTATCAGCTCTTTACAGATGATAAGCCACTCCTAGTTGGTAACTACATTCACAGTTACTTTGAAAGCAAGGAATCCCACCAGTCCTTCTTGGATAAGAACAAGAAGAAAATCTTCAAGTGGGGGAACCCCGACAAAGGGGAGAAGAAGGAGTACCTGCAAGCTGACGACATGATTAAGACGCTTGAAAGTGAGCCGCTTTTCATGGACCTGTACGGACCTGGTGATAAGGAAGTCATCGTAACCGGCCGGCTTGGCGATTATGCCTGGAAGGGTAAAGTCGATAGCTTAAACCTTGAGCGTGGATACTTCTGCGACTTGAAGACTGTCGATGACTTTCACAAAAAGCACTGGAGCGCTGGCTACCACCAGCCAGTAAACTTCGCTGTGGATCGCGGCTACTTTTACCAGATTGCCCTGTATCAGGAACTTATCTACCAGACCTTTGGTAAGTGGTGTGTGCCTTTTATCTGCGCGGTGTCGAAGCAGGATCCGCCAGATAAGGATGTCTTCAAGTTTTCGGGTGATGAAGCTAAGCAGCTACTAGATGAGAGCCTAGACACCATCGAAACTCGGCAGGATCACATTTTCAGCGTGATTGCCGGCGAGGTACCACCATATCGCTGTGAGCGGTGCAAGTGGTGCCGCCAGACGAAGAAACTCACTGGAGCGACCGACATTATGGACATTGAACTCGACTAAGGAGGTGAAGTCATGAACTTTATTAAGCAAAGCATAGCCTTCCACAATTGCATCGAAGAAAACGAATTGCACCCAAGTGAGATTGCATTATGGTACAACCTTTTCCATCTATGGAATCGTGCACATTGGGCCAAATGGTTTCCGGCGAAGAATTTGGAGCTGACTTTGCACGATCAGTCTATGACAGTACCTACCGTCCACCATGCCCGCAATATCCTTAAACAGAAGGGATTTATTGACTTCAAGACCCAGGGGCGTAACAAAAAGACCTGGTATAGTCTTACAATCCTTTTCGATGAAGATGACGATGACTTCGGGTATGGATATGATAACGAGCCTATCGACGGTACCCTTAAAGAATCTTTAAGGCAATCTTTAAAGCAACCTTTAAAGCAGTCTTTAAGGCAACCTTTAAACCAAGTGAACACTATATTTAAACATCAAACAGGAAACACTATTAAATTAAATAAAAATATACGCGCGGGCGCGCGTCCTGAAATTCCAATTTACAAACTGGGGGAGTGACTATGGCAATCAAGAGAACCGATGACAACTTAGCCAAGGCTCTGCATGGCATTGGCGACGTGTACGTTACTCGTGACAAGGACGGTGTGGAGGTATATCCAAGCTACACAGAATACGAAATGGACCCGGTGCTTGGCTGGGGCTTCCTAGTCAACGACGAGTGCTACAGCTGGGCTGACGTGTTCCAGTATGGCTACGAAGATATGCAGGCCCGCAAGTTCAATCCTGATGACCTAAAGCGGGTAACTGACGAAATCACAGCATTCATTTACGGAGGTGGCAAATATGCAACTAAGCAGCTTACTACGGCCTGAGAAGGTCAAAAATTACCAAAAAACCGCGCTCAAAGAAGAGGTGGTCAAGTTCTATGACAAGTGCTTGCAGGTGCAGATGTACGACCTAGGCAAGCTGAATGGGATTGTTTTGCCAACCAGTAAGGCCGGGCTTGATGGGACTTACTACGGTGGCGAACAGCTCATCGAAAAGGCAGAGACGGCTGGCGTTGACTTAACCGAGATTGCTCATGACGTACTACGTCAACTTATGAAGATGGGCTGGGAAGACGCCTACTGTGCTGGTAAGGGTGATCAGTACATCATTAATCTGACGGGGGTGGAGTAAGTATGAGATACGAAATTCGGAGTGTCTGGGAAGAAGGAGAGGACTGCTTCAAGAAGTATAAAAAGGAGCTCAAACCATTCAATCCTTGCATCGAGCCTTGGGTGACGCCTACTCAGAACGGCTATCAGCATCACTCTACACTGTCCATTGAGTTAAACAGCTTAGACGACCTAGAAAACCTAACTAGACGCCTTGGTGAAATCATTGTTAGCAATGATCATTCGCTGGAAATCTATGATGATTATATTGAGTAGGAGGTACGAACAATGCAAAATCGAATCGATGAAGTGCTCAAGGAACAGGGCAAGACGTACAAGGACTTGGTGGCACTGACCGGGATGAGTGAATATGGAATAGGGGAAATGGCCCAAGGTAGCAGCGATGAAACGCTTGGTGCTTGGCTTTCTGTTGCCCGAGCTATGAACGTCAGCCCTGCTTACCTGGTGGGCTGGAGCGATGAGCCGAGCGAAGACGAACACAAGTATGATATTGAGTCTTCCGATGTTTTTAAGGCATATATGAGTAAGGTAGAACCAGAACCGTACTATGACTTTGCAAAATCAAAGCCAACCAGCGGCGTTAAAGTCACACTGGACGATGGCCGGGTTATCTATGATAGCCGGGAATTGGAAGATATGGACGCTTACAGCCTTGCTGGTGATTGGGTGTGCTTAAACGGTTGCAAGATTGCAAAAAACCACATTGTCAGCATTGAGAAAGTAGGCGCTGAAAGTTGAGTGACTTATTCAAACCTGTTGATGTGAAACGAACCGGTAAAAACGTACGTCATTTTTTTGAGACTGACTTTGATCACCTTATGAAGTACGCCAGCCCTTTGAGTACGGTTTCTAACAATCGTCCAGACAGGCAAATGAGTACCAATGATTTTTCAAGCAAAGATTCTGATTATCAAGAATACGCCCGTGCTAAAGCACTCGCTAATGCTTGCCAAGCTGCAGTTAAAAATTGTTCCCCTGCCAGTCGCCAAATTATCGAGGGCGTGTATTGCAAGGGCATTAACAACATACAAATGCAGATACGCATGAATATTGGAGCCACAACATATTCACGTTGGAAAGCTAAGGCGATGGTTGAGTTTGCCGATGCCCTGCTAGCTGAAACGCAGAGGAGCAGCCACGTAAAGGCAGTTGATTTACACAAGTATTTAAGGGAGGACTAACCATGTCAGTTAAAGAGACAGTGAATGATTTTATTCAAGGCGTTAAGGGTGGTAAATACGAGGTAGTGGCGACTACGGTAGATACTTGTTCGGGACAACCGGAGTTTACATTCACGGTCAATGTCACAGGGGTGAAAAAACACGATGATCAGAAGTACACCGTGCAAGTGATAAAGAATATTCCCAATTCGTTTCTAAATATAGGAAGGTATAACAGCGCGATGTTTTTTAGCACTGCCGCTGAGAAAATCGGTTGGCGTACTCACTTCACCCAAGCAGAACTCGATCGGCTAAAGCAACGTGATGATATTGCGATCGACTGGAGTAAAGCAATTATTGAACCTGTGGAGGACGACTAATGCTACACGAATACAGAAAGAAGACGACCATCAAGGCCGAGCAGTTCGATGGGTCAATGGAGATGATGCAAGAGTATGGTATTGAAGCTAATCCAGAAGGCCATTACTTCGCTGACTTTCCACTCTACACTATTCCAACGAAGGAAGGCAAGATGTCCATCCATAAAGGTGATTGGATTGCCACCGGCATTGACGAAGAGCACTGGGTCATTGCCGATGACATCTTCCACCGGACTTATGAGAGGTGCGACTGATGGAATTAACTGAAGAGCAGTATTACAAGGCTTTGGATGATATTTATCGGCAAGGACGTTTTGACGAGTATGCTGACCGAACGGGAAGAAAACAAGCTAAAGCCGTTAGAGATAGATTAAATCGGCAGAAGAACTGTCCGTACTGCCATGACCGGGCCAACCTGTTACAAAGCAATGATGAACGTCCCATTGATGGCGACATTGTGTACATCAACAAAGACGGTTACTTGAACAGTGAAACTGATTAGGGTCATGTATACCGCAAAATCAAATACTGTCCCATGTGTGGCCGTCCCTTAGGAGGTAACGAAGATGAAATTTAAAGATTATGTAAATAAATTATATTGTGAAGGATTCAATGTTTCGATCAAAGGTGATGATATTCGTATTTGTCATTGGGGCATGCACGACTTAGTGGTTAATAAAAAGGCACAAGGGTGGTCGAACACAAACATTAGCTTTGATACCTTGTCAGTTCTAGGATATGGCAAGGCAGGGACATTATTGGAATTGACAAAGCACTATCTTCGAACACCATTATCTAAGCGCTGCTTAGAAAATAAGGAATATTATCTTGTCGCTTGGCGCTACTATTCTGGCCCAATTATCGAAAAGGGATACGTTAGCAAGATAAATATTAGTTCCGATTGCTCTGGATTTGAGTACAGTGATAAACCGGTGCCTTTCACAGAAGACCAGCTTAAAAATGTGAAGGATTGCGATCCTGTTTTGGCCCCAGCCATCGATGCCATGAAGGAGGAAATCAAAGATGAACATATTTCATAAGCACAAAAAAATCAATGATGTTCTGGAAGTTAATTACACGTGCTACTGCAAAGATAAGCCGTCCGGTATCGATTCTTCAGAAACATTCTTTTTCGTCAAAGTTGGTAACCTTTGGATTCACAGCGCTAAATTTGAAGGAAATTATCTACACGATTCCATTTGGGATAGCCCAGATGAACGCCAGCTCAATCCTAAAGTAGGACAGTGTTCCTCAGTTGACACGACTAAATATTTGACTTTTGCACAGAGATTCGATGATTTTAGCGAGGCGGTGTTAGTTGCCGACTATTGCGGTGGGAAAGTAATCAGTATGGAACCACGGGAAATCGAAGTGAGTAAGGAGCTGACGAAAGCACTCACCAACTTGCAGAAATGAGGATAAAAAATTGACAGATTTAGAAGTATGTATTGGATTAGCAATGCTGATGGCATTCTGCGCTGGGTTCGTCCTGGCAACAGTGCTAAACATCAAGAGGGATAGTCATGATAAAGATAACCATTCCAATTGAACCGGTGGAGCAGGCGCGCCCCAGGGCAGTAAGAATGCGTCGAGGGGTAAGACTTTATGACCCGGTCAAAGTACGGAACTACAAAAGTGAGTTGGCGTTGCGGGCCCGAATGTGGTACCCAAGCAAGCCACTAACTGGGCCGCTGAAAGTTACCCTGCGATTCTATCGACACTTGCAAGCGACACTCACAAAAAAAGAACGTGCCCTGCGGCTGTCAGGAGCCCACAGGCCGACTGTTAAGCCTGACACGGATAATTACATCAAGTCTACCTTAGACGGCTTAAACGGCCTGCTGTGGGCTGACGATAACCAGATTGTTGACTTGGTTGCTAGCAAGTTTTATTCAGACCGTCCCAGAGTAGAAATCGAGGTGGAAGAAC